GATAAAACTCCAAGACCCAACAAGACGGCATGGAACAAAGACAGTACATCCTTGATCTGGTACGCAGAGAACTCACGGACACACCACAAACCCAAGACTTACAAAAACTAACTGAACGTATTATTTCGCTTGAAAAGACCATCACGCAGCTCGGAACTTTGCTTTTAGGGCCTAACTCCACCACAGCGCACGAAGTGTCATCGTTAGCTACGGCAATGCAAAAAGTTTTATATTATAATCGAGCTAAAGCAGCGATAAGTGATTTCATCATGGCTATTCCAAGATATCCACTTTACAGCTATTATGGTAATGATGATATTGATGATTATCATTTAGCTGTTGTTAATCGTAAGCCAATCTTGCCACAGTTTAGGTATTTAGGTCTCATGTTCGGTAAGCCGGCTACTGGAATACAGCCTTACAATTTTGAAGTGAGTTTCAATCTGAGCAAAGTAGAACAAACTTTGATTTCCGAGTTAGCTCCAACGGAATCGCAGGTCATCGAGGACATGAGACGTGACTCTACTATGTTACTGAAAGCTGAGGGTCGTTACGACAAAAGTCTTAACGTATTTACAGTATTGATCACAATCATTACATCAAATAAGCTTATATACTCCCAGCGGCTGAACATTCCTGGTCATAGGGTAGCGTCATTTGAGCTTATGATTATAGCGAATGCGGTTCATACCACCGTTTTCGAGCCGGCGAAGGTGACCAAACTTCCCAGTTGTGAATTGGGGACATCGTCTATAATGAGTACCACTTTTGAGATTAGAGTGCAAGATATGTCAACGCTACCGTCGCCAGCTTTTCACGCTCGAACCATTCAGTCCATCAAAAAGACTTGGCGTAACGCTGACTTTTCAACAGGCCAACTATCAGCTGAGGATGCAACCTATGAGCCGAAGATGAGTGGAGCCGAAGATGTCGTGATACCGCATGTATACGGTTTGGCTGAGAGCTGTGAGATTTTGACTATTTCCGACGTCTACGAATCAGTTTACAATTTTGAAAGCCTGTGTTACTGTTATAGTAAGAAGAGTGGAATGGAAATGGCAGTCAGGATGATGATGTTAGCTTTAGAGTTAATGCGCGATGATTACAAACAAGTTAATAGCATATATGACGTCGACCATCAAACTTCAGAATCAGTTGGAATCTTAGCTGGGATCACGGAAGGTTTATTGGCCAACGCGAAGGCGATCGCGTTACTTGTTAAACATGCTGTACTGTCTGAAGAGCTGCAGATCAATTTAAATTCAATCGAACAATCTTATAGTAGATTAGTACCGCTAGTGCCTATCTATGTTACGTTTGATCACGTCGGAACATACTCAAAAGGTGATGCGCCGATCCGTGATGAACCTTTTTCGTTAACCGGATTGCAACTGCCAATGTTCGCGGAAGGGCTGTCGAACTCAACTATCAAGACTAAATTTAAAAGCACTTGGTCGGTTGAACCAAATGTATTTGGAGCAGATCATACGATAGATTGCTATGAATCTGACGACTTTATAGTTTTACTGAAGCCAAAATTCGCTTATTGGGACCACCGATATTCTCATCAACCCGTGTCTGCGGTTAGCTACTCCGATAGAGGTAAATCGAGAACGAGTTATGTATTGGATTGCGCTAGCTCTTATAACGAGGAGTCTTCGCTTGGTTATACGAGTCTATTTCTGGCAGGACGTAAAGCGGCGAGCCCATGTGCGCTAGTCAATATCCCTCTCAATCGTTCGGTCAAATTTGAGAGCGTTAGCTTTTTAATTACATCGAAAAGATCTGTGTTACCTATTTCAGGAGAAAACTTGTTTGGAGAAATTGACATGTACATTGGGAGAGTACGTGGCACGCTAAACTGTAACAAGTTCACTTCGACTGAATACATCGACCGTGATGGTTATAAAAGATATGGATTGATTGGAAAATGCACTGGAGGATCTCTTCTCAATGCAAGCTTATCGCCTTTGTGGGTACGTCTATTTTGCGGAGGTCATAAGAATGCTGATCAGATAAGATTCATAGGCTTTTCTAGAACGCCTGTCGTAGGGACGTTGTCAGGTGAAAGTTTAGAAGTATATCCGATGCCGGGTTCTATTGGATCGTCAGGCACTTTATCGCAAAGTGGGAGAATGTCGATTTATAATGATGTAACTAGCCTTGAGGTTACTCTTTCAGTAAGACACGAAGCAAGTTTAGAAACAGCGAATGTTTACGCTCAGTCTGAGATACCTGGGGCTGCGTTATCGACCGAGATTAGGGATTACATTAGACAGCAGAACTTATACTATTCCGATTTAGGATTGAGAGAGGAGGAAGCCATGATACAAGGGGCTGTTGTGATGCGTACTACATTTAGGGGAAAATTGTACGTTACTAAAGGTACTGATTCGATACCTCAGAGCGTCTACGTGTGGAACACACAACTAAATGACTTAGCAGTAGCGGTTAAGATGACTGCCGATCTCGCAAACGCAGCTGAGATTAGATCAAAGGAGAATCAATTCCGGTTGAATGAGATGGAGCAAGCTGTGCGTGAAATTGAAAATCAGCTATTACTTTCTGGCATTATTGATGGCTTAGCGGCGCTCACAGGACCAGCGACCCCAGTGGTTAAGAAAGCGGCGTCACTTGTGTTTGGTGCGATGAAGAACATGTCGAGGTCAGGATTCAGGATTCTAGCGGCTGGGTTGACGAATTCCTATTTCAAGACAGTAATGACACACTTCTTGGGTACGAGGAAAGGCGTTGAAGTGTGGCGTGGATTGGGATCTGCATGTGCTGAGTCAAGCGTAATGATTAAAATGTCGGGTAAAACAAAGCCGATAGTCAAGGAAGGTTCAACGGATTTATTCCTTGCTGACAAAAATTTCATTCTCGCTGATCCTATCGAGTTCGCGAAGCATAACATTAGTACTAAATACGGTGGGAACGTTGAACAAATAGGGAACGTGGTATCAGATTCAGAGAGACTCGCGGTTGGTGGTGATCTAGGAAGCCATGTAGTGACGGTCTTTCATCGACCATTAAGTATTTTACCAGAACCATTGAGGACTTTACTTTTCAAACTTTCCACTAGTGGGTTAAGTAAGCGTGATTTAAGCGCTAGAGAGGCATGGATACGACAGACTCTGCATCCTACGCACTCATACGCCACTATATCTTACGACTACGTTCTGCCTAAAACAGGTGGGAACCGAAGAGTGCTGTGTTTCGCGGGAGTTGGCGATCCTAACCCTTACAATCTTCCGACCGGCGATAAAAATGTTGGTATTGGTTCGTACATGGTAGAGTTCGATATAATCGGTTTAGATAAGGATACTGGAGTGAAAGTGATGCGGCCAGTTCCTTGGAAGCAGTGTGGTTACACAGAAGAGCAAGTGTGGTCTATTTACAAGACGTTAGGTAAAGAGTATCGTAAAGTTGAACTGAAGCCTTATACCGTTGAAGATGCGTGGCGTGTAATAGCTAAAAGTTCGCACAAGAGAGTGCTGTCAGATAAAGCGATCATATCAACCCCAATTTCTTATGAGAGACAGAGAGCCATTGAGTATATGTTATCATCGCATGGATTTGATTACAATTTAGTGCTGAATAATTGCCAAGATTTTACAAGAGGATTGTTTGACTACGCGCGTGGCGGGCCGGTGCCTGATTTTATTGAAAACGATGTTAGGATCGCTATGATACACAGTACTTCAAGACATTTTGCTGAGGTTTGCTCGTGGGTAGGAGTGTAAGGACATGAGGTGACTGTCTCTATGCCGCCTACTGTTGCCTGGTGGGAAAGAACGGGGCCTTGAGTAAGCCGCGCCCATTGGGGTCGGGGAGTGATAGAGAAGGTGC